CGTAGGGGTCATGGTCTGGATTAACTGGATCAAAGTCTGGACTGGTTGGTGCTATCCAGTCTGGGAATACGTTTTTATCGCACATCCCTAGAGCTTGATCTACTGGAAATCCTGCACGTCTTAAGCTTAAATAAAACTCACGCAACGAAATGGCATAGGTATCTAACTTGGTATTAATCTGCTCATGGGTGTATTTACCCTTACGCTTATTAACCTTCTTACGCTTACGTGCGGTTGCCATATTGCTATTGTCGCTTATTCATGATAAGGAATAGATCATCGACACGCTGTTCTAATCTAGTTAGTTGATCCTTCATACTAGATCCACCATTAGGTCTTAGTTCGTTTAACCAGCCTTTAACTAAAAAACGTAATCCGAGCAGCACGCTTGTTAGCACTGCGCAACCGCCAGCTAAAAAGCCAGCCCATTGTTCTGGACTCATTTTTCATTAGTACCGATAACATCGGATTTGTCTAAAGCCCTAACTGCTGGACCAGCGAAAGCTGCAACTATTACAGCTAGTGCTGGATCTAAACCTAATTCATTACTTGCTAAAAATGTTAAGAAAGATACTAATACCCCACGTGCATAGGATTTTAGTATGGCTTTTTGCTTCTTGCTTATTTTCATATTTTCCCCCCTAGTAGTGGTATATCGAACTCTCTGCCGTCTTTGTCGCCTAACTTTGTAAAGCTGATATGGATGTGCTTTGTGTGCTTATTGAAACCCTTGTACTTACGCCACTTAAAATTAAGTATCCTGCTAGCAATCATGCCATTATGGATTACGTAAGATATACGCTTATCGGTTTTCGCACATTTTCTGATCTGGTCAGCCAAATATATTGAGATCCCTTCGGATGAATCCAGGCGAGAATCAACATCAATGGCTCGGACACACCAAGATTTGTCTGGATTATGATCCGATTTGGTGGCGCTATGACGAGCATCACCAATCCACCCATCACTGGTAGAGCGGCGATCTGGATACCAGGTATCAATCTGATCCCTTAACTGCACACCAGCTGCACATAACCAGGGTTTCATTAACTTAGTAGTAGTTGTGCTTCTTCGGCTGTAATACCAAGTCTAGTTAACAGTGCTGCCTTAGCAGTTGCCTTTGCTTCTGCTTCGGCTTGTGCTGCTGCCTGTGCTGCTTGATCTGCCTCATACTGAGCAAACTCAGCATCATTCATTTCTCGATCAATTATTTCATCTGTTTCTATATTGTGGATTCGAACCATTGGTCTTGTTGATTTAGCCATTATTTCACCCCATAAACATAAGCTGTGCCAGCAGAAAAATCTCCACCAGAATAAGAAATTTCTAAAGAGGAAATTGCACTGCTGGTTGTGATTCCACCACCATAAATTGTTCCACCACGACCTCCACCATCGTCTTCAAAAGCACCAGATATAATGAAAGATTTTACTGAATCTGCTGTGGCATATCTTGAAATTTTGACTGTAAAAGAGTTTTGACTGTTTGTTCTATTTGTTTGTTTGAAATCCTCAAGGAGAATATAACTATTTGCAACTCTCCTAAAATCTGTGGCATTACCGTCACCACCTGATTGAGATGAAATGCTTGTGCTTCCATTAGGGGCAATTCTTATTTTACCATTTGCGGTAGCTGCTGTAATTCCTTGTAATACTATTTGCAAATCGGTATAAGTTCCACTAATTCCTGAAATGGTTGTTGATGCACCTGTTAGGGAAGTTGTTGAAAGTAAAGTCATACCACCGCTTGCAGGTGTAGCCCACTCAGGAGCAGTTGCCCCAGAATTTACTTGCAAGACCTGTCCAGCTGTACCAATTCCAAGTCTTGCTGGTGTTGATCCACTTGAAGAATAAATAGTATCGCCAGTAGTGGTCATTGGATTAGTCATACCTGTAGTATCTAAATTAGCCCAGGCTGATCCAGTGTAATAAGTTGTAACGTTTGTATCTTTTAGATAAGCAAAGTTTCCTTCTTGTGGTGATGTGACGGCTGCATTTCTAGCTGTGGCATCGGCAAACACCCACACGCCTTGCATTAAATAGCCATCTACATCGGCTGCAGTTAATACCTCGCCTGTAGTAAAATCCTTAAACCCTAAACCTGCTGCCATTTTTACTCCTTAGTAACTTAGGACATTATAGTCTAAAGTGCCATAAATGCTATTATTTAGGATAAATGCATCTATAACGGGCTCTAGTGTCGTGAACGTGGTTTTCCAACTATTCGGGGTTATTGCCATCCGTACCCCAAAAATCTGTAAAGTTTTTTCTAAAAGCGATCCGCCAGGCTGGGTAGTCTTGACTGTAATTGGATCGAAGAAATCTAAATCTAGAGCTGCCAATATACCTGAATTGTAATTATTGGTGTATAGATCTAAAACTATGGCATCTACTCGGATAGAAGTTTCTTGCCTACTGGCTACATAAGCCTGCGCATAATCTAGGGCTACTGCATCTGACTGCATTAACAGATTATCTAAAAAGTAACTGTGCAAAAAGTACTTATCTATGCTGGCTTGGTTTAGTGCTACCTGTGGGCTTCCACCAGCTCTAGTGATAGTGGCTTTATTAAATACCAATACATCGTTTAATATCCAGGTAGCATCAAAGTAATCTATGCCTGTGCCATCATCTGCAAAGACTGTAGGTGTGCCACCAATAGATCCAGCAGTTACGCCTCTATCTTGAAATACAAAGTTATTATCGGCACTCACATAGATAGCGCCATACTCAGATTCTGTTGCAATTTGTAAAGCCTGTAATGCTGTGCGGTTAGTGCCTGGATCTGCCTGTAATGTAGTAAGACCTGCATCTATATCACGCTGTGATACTGGCCAGTCAATTTCATCTAGTATTTGATTTATACGAGTACCTGATAGATCGCCAGCAGTAGCGCCAGTAACAGTGCTTATCTGTGCTAATTGGGCTAATCTAAAAGCATCTACAGCTTGTATAGTAGTAGTCGCTACATCCTCTGATTCTTGTGGGTAGGTAGTTACATAACTTGTAATAAAACCTGCAAATATAGGATAAGTAGTAGAACCATAGGTAGCAGTAATCTGCACCTTTTTCATAGGTGTTAATAAATTGTAATAAGGCCCCGATACGTTTTGTGGGTTAAAATCGCCATTTTGATCTACTATACGTAAAGTAAGCGATCCTGTTTGAAATTGATCGCTAAGAGCAGTACGGCCTCGATTAGTTTCAATTCTATTTACTTGATTAGATACATCTACGATTACAGCTGTAGAATCTGCTAATACATTTGTATCTAAAATACCTGTATCTAATATCATGGCTTGGGCAAAACTAGGGCCAGTGCTAAAGTTAATTACTGCATTTATTACAGGTACTGTCATTAGAACCCTTGTCCAGCAGGTACTGTGCTGTATCCATTACGAGTAGCGATCTGTATGCTTTCTGCAATAGCTTGGCTCATCCTATCGCCTGCCGCAGCTGTGTCTACAGTTATTCTAATCTCTGGTGATGATGATTGGCTCATCGCTGGCGTAAATCCTAATGCTAAACCTAATTGTTGAGCAGCATCACTATAACCAAAATAAGGGTTATTGATTGCTACATCTGCAAGGTTACCCATACGGCCACCACCACCAGTACTAGTAATAGTTCCCCCTGGGCCAATTTGACTTGGGCTAACTCCAAAAGATAATAATAAGTTTTTAGCAGCTTCACTTAATGCGTAAAACTGAGTAGTTAATTCTTCTGTGGCTTTCTTGCCTTCCATCTCAGCCAATAACTTCTTTGCTAATGCTTCGTTATTATCTAGGATTGCTAACTGGGCTCTTAGACGTAATTTAGTTTCACCATCTGTGGCTTCGTTAAGTGCCTTAGTTAAGCCAATACGTTCAATATCAAACTTGTCTTTAAGCTGATCTATAGCAGTCTTAGCCTTTAATGTGGTTACTTCTTGCTTTTTTAATTTTAATAAATCCTGAGATGCTTTAAGTTCTTGCCTTCTTTGTGCAGCTAAAATACGACCTTGTGCTGGAGTTTCTCTGGCAGGGGCAGTAGGGAATCTACCCTTACTGTTTTCCTGAGCCAACTTATTAAGCATGTTAAATATGTTTGTACCAAATACAATATCACCTAAAGTCTTAGCGCCAGGTATAGATTTGATCTCGCCAATTAATACGCCTAAACCTTCGATAGTTTTACCTGTGGACTTGCCCAGGTTTTCCATCTTTCTAGTAACTTCATCAATACTATTATCTTTACCTATTGCTTGTAGTGCTAGTAATAAACCTTGACCAATTTCTTCTTTAGCATTTTCCGATGCAACTCTTAATAAGTCCATCTGTCCAGCGTAAGTACTTAATCTAGCTTGTGCTTGGCCTGCAAACTTCTTATTAAGTTCGGCCATGATTGCATCCATGTCGCCAGCCTTTAATAAGGCTTTATCTAGGCCAGCACCTAATCTGCTTAAGCCTGTGGTATTGCCAGCATAGGCACGTGATAAGGCTGTAGTAACTTGGCTTAATGATTTACCAGTAGCAGCTGATACATTCATAGCAGTATTTAGCGCTTCTTGGCTTGTGGTGATTGAGCCTGTTACTGTTAATAATTGCTGGAATGCTGGGCGTAATTCATCATCTAATACGCCTGTGGCCTTCTGTAGATTGGCTATATATAGCTCTACCCCTGGTGCGCTAAATTGGTAGCCAGTATTTTTTAACTGAGTCTCTAAAGACTTGGCAGCCTTCTCATCGGCTATAAACGCCTTTACTGCTTCTTTGCTAAATCTGGTTAATGCTGTTACTGAAAATGCTGCTAGAAAAGTTCTTTGAAAAGATTTGACTTGCTTTTCAAATATACCAATTTCTTTCTTGCCTTTTTTAAGTCCTTTGTTATTAAAGGTACTGAGTGCGGAGACGACTATATTGGCCACTATGCGACCTTCTTATCTGTAGTCTTATTAAAGTGTGTAGCTGTGGCATTAATAGCCTTGACAATTACGCCATAAATATCACCACTATCTTGCGCCCAGGCTTTGTAAATCAAACGGCCTTTAGTCTTGCGACCACCACCCCTAGCGCCTTTAACTTTAGGCTGAGATGTAAGGGTAGGCAGATCAGTAACAAACTGATAGCCAGCGAATGGATTATTAGAACTATATGCAGATGTGCTTCTACTTTTTCTGCTACCTGATTGCTTAAATGCCATTGTGCCGCCACCTTCTGCAACAGATGTAAATGGCGCTCTACCTTGTGGGTTTAATCTACCTGCGGTCTCATAAATACGACCAGCTGCGCTTATGTTATAGACATAACTTTCGACTGTATAGCCATTACTAAATCTGCGGTTTTGGCCTTCTTTGTATCCAATACCACCACGGACAGTAGCTGAATCATATTTAGGGAATGGGCGATAATCTACAGTAGATGATATTGGTTTAGCCCAGCCAGACAATACATCGGAATTACTTACGACAAATCCTTTAGCCTTAGCTTCTACGCCTTTCATAACAGGCTCTACGGCTAATTTGACACGCCTATACATATCCTCATCAATAAATGTTAAGCCATTAAGAACGTCTTTAACGCCTACGATTTCTACTGGCATCTCTGACCTTCCTGGCTCTATCATTCAAAACCTGAACTATTGCATTAATCATTTCTGAATCCATATTAATGAACTCACTTGGCGCTATCCCAGTTTCAACGCTTAATGCAGCGATGCTATAAACTAAAGAATCACGCCGTACTATTTTTTTTCTTCGTCTAATACCTCGACAGTTTCTAAGCTGTCTATAAACTCATCAAACGATAGAGATACTTGACCGCCAGCCCTGCGTAAACATTCCCAAGCCAACCAGAATATATCTGACTGCTTTTCATCTTCACGCAAGGCCTTACTAATTCCCATGCCTCTTTTTAACTCGAAAGCGTACTCGACACCTGGTGTTATCTTGTGCTCAGATACATCACCATTAGCCCTTGTTATCTTTAGCTTTGCCATTACTACTCCTTAATTAGAACGCCACTGATGGCGATACTGTTACCACGGAGTTTACTGTAAATGTCATCGAACTTGTGGCAATTTCTGAGACGCCGCCTTGACCCAGTGGGGTAAAGTTATTGACCAAAATCGAAAATTGATAGGTCGGATTAGCAGCTGAGACAGTAGTGCCTTTAACAGTAATTACTGATACTGATAGGGTCTTACCAAATGCATCATTTAGGGTTTGCATAACTTGATTAGATGCCCACTCATTGTTAAAGTCGATGGTAAATGTGCTACGTTCTAATCCAGCTACATAGCGCCCTGACTGATCTCCCATGCTTGTGATTTCTAGCTCATCTACTACCTTGTTGATTACTGCGCTTGTTACGTAAGCGCTAATATCGATTGATGGTGTAGTAGGCGCAGCATTGGTAGCCAACTTAACACCTACGTTATTATTTAGATATATGGCCATACTTATTCCTCGTCTTTCTTAGTTTGTGCAGTTGGTTTTGGTGCGTCTTTAATTTGGCCTATCTTTTTTAGAAAGGCTAAGTCTTCTTCGTGTGTACTCATTTTAACTCCAGCTCGTTAGGATTGATACTGTTATTTCCGATGTTAATAAATCTCCACTTGCCGCACTTGTTATAGCTGGAGCGGAGACACTTGATATGTTCATAACTAAAGATGATGCTGCTAGTTTAGTTACTACTGCTACTATAAAATCTTCCATACCTTTTAGGTTGCCTTGATTGTCAAATGCTGGTACTGCCATTAAAATTCTAAAATTAGCCAGTGGTGATAGTGTTATCTGTGTGTTATTGCTTGGCACTAAATACGGATCACTAGGTGTAACTACTACGCTGTTAGCCAATAATGTAGCTGGTGGGTATGAAAATACTGACCAGACACCTGCGTTAGTTAAAGCTGTTGCAAGTGTGCCACGGAGTGTAGTTACGGCAGCCATTAGCCTACCAGTGATGCTGGACTTGAATACGGCTGGATGAGACCACGCACTCGGTTAATCAGCTGATAACCCATTCGATAAGGGCTGGCACTGATCCCATCCATGCCTACCCCACCAGTCTGGCTCACTTGTCTTGCTTGCCAGATGTCCACTGCAATTATCATCGCAGCTTCTCGTATTGCAGGGGTGCTCGCATAAGATTGGGTCTTGTGTTCTGGGCCTCTTGCGTTGCCAT